GTACTTTTGCGGAAGGTGATGAGTCTCACTACACCTCTGCTGATGGGCTTATCCAGCTTTCTATCAATCACACCCTTGCTAAGGGTGGGAGAGTTAGAAGACTGGTGAGGCTCGACCATTCGAAGTTGACCTCTGACCCGTTTAAACCTAGTGAGAATGTGAAGGTATCGTTGGCGAATTATATCGTCTTCGACCTTCCTCCCGCTGGTTATACGAGTGCTGAGGCCTTGGCTGTGTATACGGGCTTCAAAGCCCTTTACACGGCCACTTCGGATGCGCTTATCACCAAAGTACTTGGTGGTGAGTCGTAGGGAGGGCGTCGGGGAGATCAAATCATATCCTAGCTCGCCATCATATGGCTGGCCAAGGGCTATGTTAGATCCATCCGACGACCGCCGTGACGAGGTCGGCTTCAATGAACTCAACATTAATTTGAAGATTAGTTATCGTACTATTCTTCTTATTTTTGTTGTGTTCAACGTTGCCGACCGCCTCGTCAGCGCATTTGTGTAGTTCACTTTGCCAGAAAACCTGGTTGTGAGCTACAAGTGCCAGGCTGATACGCGTGAGCGTGTCACTCCATGGTGTCTAGTTTTCCCGGTATTAATATACCGAGAAATCTAGCGCGTGAGTGAATTGGCTATGGATCAGTAACCCCCTATATAGGAGGGCTGATGAAAAGCCTGATGTCACTCTGGTCCCGATTAGCTGAGGAATCGGCTAATCAATGCTACACTAGCGCCAGCCGCGACATTAATACCGTCGTGGCTCGTGTCGAAAATGAGGGGTTATCGTTTCTTACGATAACCCTACCTTCCTTTGGTTTGGCCATCCAAAAATGGTTGGACCAAGGAAAGGTCGGCATCCACTCCTCTTTTTGCAAAGAAAGAGGAGGAAGTCTCCCCCGATTTCTCGGAGGTTTCTTCTGCCGTGTTTTCGACAGGGAGAGTGGCGTGTTGCTTGATGATCCATGTATAGCATCTATTCAAGCCCTACGTCAGCTTACGCTGATGTGCGGCAAGATGCAGCTCCCATGTTCGAAAGAACGTGAGTCTGCAGCTATACATCGATATATCAAGTGTGAGCAGGAAGTCCGACAGTTTGACTCGGATCTCTCTGAGAGTGATCTCTTAGAGTTCCGAACTATGTCAAACATGCTTTTTAGATCAGTGTTTACCAAAGTAGATAGAGATATCTATTATGGACGCACTGTTCCTAGGCATGGTCCAGGATCAACCGCTGATGGACTTCTTGGAAACAAGAAGTTCGAGCAGCGTATCTGGACCCGTCGTCTCGAAGCGGTTTTTCCCGCTGGCGAGAACCTTCTTCCAAATTGGAGTTTTTACTCCATGCTGGATGAAGTGGACTTCCTCGAACCTGGAGCTGAGAGGCCTGTTAAGGTTACTCTCGTTCCTAAGACACTGAAGACCCCTCGAGTGATTGCTATGGAACCTACCTGTATGCAATATATGCAGCAGGCGGTCCTTCGCAGTTTTCTCGAGCACTTTGTTGAGGATCACTTCCTCTCGAAGGTTATCGGTTTTGACGACCAAGTTCCTAATCAGGAACTTGCTCGACGTGGTTCGATTGATAACCGAACCGCGACACTCGATTTGAGTGACGCTTCCGATAGGGTCTCCAATCAGCTCGTCCGAACTATGTTGCAATCGTGGCCGTCTTTCAGTGCGGCTGTGGATGCAACTCGTTCTAGGCGGGCTGTCTTACCTGACGGGACAGTTTTACGTCTCGCCAAGTTCGCGTCTATGGGTTCAGCACTCTGTTTCCCTATAGAGGCAATGGTCTTTACGACCTTGATCTTTATGGGTATTCAGAGATCGCTCAACACGACACTTAATCGGAGGGATTTGTTAAATTTCTCCGACTCGGTGCGCGTCTTTGGAGACGATCTAATCGTCCCTAAAGATCACGTGGCTACCGTTGTACAGGTACTTGAGCATTTCGGTGCGCAAGTTGGCCTGGACAAGTCTTTCTGGACTGGAAAGTTCAGAGAGTCCTGTGGTCGGGAATACTTTAATGGACACGAGGTTAGCTTGACTCGTGTTCGGCAAGCGTTACCGACACAACGGCATGACGCAACTGGTGTTATATCTACCGTTTCTCTCCGTAACCAGCTATATGAGGCAGGTTACTGGGAGACGTGTAGGTGGCTGGATGATTACATCATGG